TCTACTCGTACCCATTGCTGTGGATAAGTATGTGGATACCCTGTGCATAGGGCAAGACCCATGCCTAGTTATAGGCTATGCAATGCCCATGCCAGTGCGTGTGTATCCATTGCGATACTATGGAATTTCTCCATACCTTTGAAAGCCTGCGTGGTAGGGGGTACCTTGTAGAGATTCCTGGGGAAGTGTATGAGGTGCTCAACCGATTTATGTGCCAAGACTGTTACATGGGCGATAGCAAGCCACATTGCGTGACACGTCCATACAAGGAACGGACTCGATAGTGCGGGCTACTCGTATCGTCAACAGATGGAATCTCAAGAGCCGGGCCAAGGCTGGCCGTTATCTGCAGAATTGGCAACAGCGCCTAACTGAGGGTGCCCGCAATCTCTATATCGGTGGTTACCAGGATGCTTTATTGGCATCAGCCAATAGGAGCGAGAGCGACGTATTAGAGGCCGCAAGCAAGGGGGATAATGACCAACCGAGCTTGAGCCCCCCACCTCCTCCCGAGACTGCCCACTCTAACGGGCTACAGCAAGGGGTCGATAGGTCTTCAAGTGGGGGCTCTCTAATACTGCTACCAGGGGAGCATCTGTAATGCCCTTCGTGGAAGGCCACGCCCATGTAGGGCATGTCATTACCAATGAGGACCGCGCCAAGGGGCACCTCAATGCCCAGCGTGCCCTGGAGAAGAAGAAGGACCTCAAGCTGGATGACCTCAAGGCCAGTACCAGTTGGCTGTTAGGCAAGCTATTTGACAACCTCCAGCAGGAAGTAGACGTCAACGGCAAGACCAAGTGGGAAGCCATCCTGGATGAGAGCAAGGGCAAGGATATTGCCGTCATGTTTGGCATCCTCACCGAGAAGTACCTGCTCACCCAAGGCCAGCCAACCACCATTATGGCCCATCAAGAACAGAAGACTATGGATGAGATCGCCCTGGCCATTGACCGTGAGATTAAACGCCGTGGCTTGATTAAGCGGCCTGTCAGCATTGAGGCCTTAGCTGAGACTGTGAAGTAGACAAGGAGACTAGGATGGATAATGTCATGCGACATGAATACAAGGTGCTCAGTGACGCTGAGAAGGCCTGGATGAAGGAAGTAAAGGACCTGGGGCTTGCCTTCCACACGTCTATCGATGTGATAGGTAGCAGCCGTGAACTGTCCCTAGCCAAGACCAAGATCGAGGAAGCGGTCATGTGGGCAGTGAAGCACATCACGAAGTAAGAGATGGACCTTGCAGCGATTGACCCTAGCAGCCTGAGTGCCCTTAGCGATGAAGAATTTACCGCCATTGCCCAGCAACTCCTCCAACGCCAAGCCCTCGACCGGCAGCAGAACGCCCTCCGGTACTACCAGCCAGTCAGCGAGAAAGCCCGCCAGATCCACACCTGCATCAAGAAAACCATTGGCGTTGGGGGAGGCAATGGCAGCAGCAAGACTGAGAGCTGCCTCGTTGAGATGGTTATCAGAGCAACTGGGCAAGTCCCTCTTTCCCTTCAACACGATTACCCCATGCACAAGCTGCGGGGGCCGATTGCATGCCGCTTGGTGTGCGAATCCCTCACAACCACACTCGCCCCTATCATTCTGCCTAAACTGCAATGGTGGCGATGGAGCGGCGTAGATAATGCTGGAGGGGAAAAAGGGCACTGGGGCTGGATACCGAAGCACTGCCTCATCAAGGAGGACTGGAGTAAGTCCTGGAGCGAGAAGACGCGCATGCTTCGATTGCTTTACCGAGACCCCGATAACCCCGACCGAGTGGTGGGAGAATCGACAATCCAGTTCATGTCCTACGACCAGGACCCGAGTGACTTTGCCAGCGGTGACTTCCATTTTATATTGCATGATGAGCCTCCTAAGCTAGCCATCTGGCAAGAGAACCGTGCCCGCGTCATGCGTGTGGATGGCACCTTGATGGTGGCCATGACCTGGCCGGATGACCCCAGCATCAGCGTCGATTGGATCTTTGATGAACTGTATGAAAAAGCCCAGCCAGGAGTCGATCAAGACCCCCATATTGCCTGGTTCGATCTGTATACCACTGACAACCCGAATCTTCGGCAAGATGCCGTCGCGGAACGCGCTAGTCAAATGGGTGAAGGCGAACGTGCAGCTCGAATTTATGGACAGCCAATCCGCCTCTCCAATCGTGTGCATCCTCTCTTTACCGATACCCAACACTGGTGGTGCTTCCAGTGCAAAAAGCCCATCATCCGCACTGACGCCTACAAGTGCAACAGCTGCGGTGGGGACGACATCGAAAGCTACTGCCACGTAGGGGATGAAAAGGTTGAGCCGAATCACCCGGTTATTTATTGTCTGGACCCTCACCCTCGCAAGCCTCACGTTATGGCTTGGCATCAAGTTGATCCAAATGATGACCTCCATGTGGTTATGGAACTGGAGGTGGCGCTTGCCCCACAAGAGCTTGCCGAATACGTCCTTGAGCTTGAGAAAGAGCGAGGGTGGAAGACCATTCGACGCCTTATTGATCCCAATATGGGTCGCTCTCCATCCGGCACAGATCGAGAGACTACCTGGCAAGATGCCTTTGATAAGGCGGGACTTGTGTGCGACCTCGCAGACGATAGTGATGTCGGTCGGGCGCAACTAAATGTCTACCTTCGCCCTGACCCTGATACTCGTCGGCCTCGTATTCATTGGGACCGTTCTTGCGGGAAGGCTATTTACCAGATGAAACGCTTTCTGTGGGATGACCACAAAAAGGGCCTGGAAAAGGACCAGAAGCAGATCACCAAGAAGAAGAATGATGACTTCCCGGCCTGTCATCGCTACGCCCTCAATAGCAACCCAGACTTCCGTAGCTTAAGGATGTCCCACGCACAGGCCGCCAATTACACTAAAGCCACCCGTGGCAAGACTGGATACTAATGGCCGAGTACCCTGAATTACCCAGCGAAACCGAAGCGCCCTTGCTGAAGAAGGGCAATAAGGCTTACCAGGCAGCTTACCACAGGGCATACAGGGCCCAGCGCAATACGGACCCTGCCTACCTTGCCAAGCGTAGAGAGTATGTAAGATGGCATAGGGCTAAGGACCCAGGCTACAAGGAGAGAGCAAGGCAATACGCCAAAACAAGGGCAGCCCGCAGGGACGAACTTGTTCAGCTGCGTAAGCTGGCTGTTGTAAATGTGCTTACAAACGGGGAAGGCACTTGCCGATGGTGTGGGCAAGGGGATATTGACGTGCTGTGTGTTGACCACATTGATAATAGCGGTGCTGCACATCGTAAGGCGCAGAGAGGTCTTACTGGAGATTCGATGTACAAATGGCTAGTCAGGAATGGCTACCCATCTGGGTATCAGATCCTCTGCTTCAACTGCAATACCAAGAAAGAGCTACTGTACCGTCGCTCACTAAGGGAAGGGGCTTCATGCCAGACGATTACTCGGTAGAACTGCCAAGCGAGGCAGAGGATGGCCCTTCGCCCCCCAGCCTGGAGAATAAACGCAGTTTCAAGATCGACAAGGACGATGCCGTCTCCCGTGTCCTTGAGGACTACGAGAGTGACTTGCTGGACCGGGCGGACTGGACGGAGCAGCGCATTCAACGCTACGCCAAGTATCGTGGCTGGCTGGAGCCCAAGAACTACCCCTGGCCCAATGCCGCTAACACCCACAACCCCCTCCTCATGACCGACTGCCAGCGCATGCAGGACACCTTGCACAATGCCGTCATTGGCAACCGCCCACCCCTTAGTGCCATTGCGGCGGCCAAGGGCGATACCGACAAGGGCGGCACCATTGACGAGCTGCTGGACCACCAGATGTTTGTGGAGCAGGAGGGGGAGGAGCGCATTGGGGAGGTCATTGACAGCTTCGTCAACGAGGGTACCTTCGTCGCCTTTACCCCGTGGGTCAAAGTCAAAGAGCGTGTCCCTGAAATTACCATCCTCCCACCCCCACCCAAAGGCAGTGACGCTGGTACCTACATCCTCCAGGTCCTGCAGCAGAAGTACCCTGGCAAGCTCTTAGAGCCCGTGAAGGGGAACCCCTTTAAGTGGAAGGTGCGGTGGGAGGACAAGTTCCAGGTGGAGCAGGAAGCGGAGTGTGAGGTCTATACCGATAGTGATAACCGCTGGACCCTTATCTGCAAGTCTGAGCAAGTCACCTTTGATGGCCCGTGCGTGTTCCCCAAAGTCTTAGAAGATGTCGTCGTCCCGACCAGGGCGGCGAATTTGCAACCCCCTAACCCTGCCAATCCAGGGGGAGCAGACCATGTGATTCTGGTGGACTATCCCACCAAGGATGAGGTCCTTCGCCTTGCCAAGGCAGGCTATTACGACCTCTTGGATGAGGAAGACCTGGAATTGCTGGAGCCCCAGGACAGCGAGGAGGACGCAGGCCCCCGTTCTACCCGTGGCCATAATACCAAGATCAGCAGTCTCGACGTAGACCAACCTAAGATCCTGAAGGACAAGCTGGAAGGCCGACATCATGGCAATGGGGAGCACGCCCAAAAGGCCCTCACCCGCCTCATGTGGTTCGGACGAGCCGATATTGACGGCGATGACCTTGAGGAAGAGGTGGTCTATACCGTTATCTACGAACTCAAACTCCTCTGCAAAGCTCGTCTTACCAATGAAATCTTCCCCAGCAACCCCCCGAAGCGCCCCTTTGCGGAAGCACGTTTCATCCCCGTCCCTGGTTACTTCTACGGCATCGGCCTGTGGGAACTGCTGGAGCATCTCCATGACCTCGTAAAGACGATCATGGACCAGAGCATTGACAAGAACACCCTGGGCAACAGTCCCTTCGGCTTCTATCGTGCAGCCAGTGGTGTACGCCCTGAAGTGATGACGATGGCCCCTGGGGACCTCTACCCCGTGAGCAACCCTGCCCAGGACATTGCCTTCCCGCAGATGCCCAACATGGACCAAACCTTCAGCCTCAACATGCTGGGCTTGATTAACCAATGGGCTGAGAAACAGGCGGTGATTGGTGAGCTGCAATTTGGGCGAGTTCCACAGGGAAAAGCCAGTGCCCTTCGTACAACTAGCGGTATGCAAACGGTCCTGCAGCAAGGGGATGCCCGTCCCGAACGAATCTTGCGACGGTTCTTTCGAGGATTGGCTCAGGTGTATGAAAATTTCCATGTCCTCAACCAGACCTACCTCAGCCCAGGCAAACAATACCGAGTTAGCGGCATCACCGAACCAGGCAAAGACCCCTACCGCACCCTAGATGATGTGACCAAGATCAAGGGTCGGTTTGACTTTGAGTTCAAGGCCAACAGCCTCAATACCAACAAGGCGATGCAGAGCCAGATCCTCCAAGGCCTCAGTGCCACCCTGGTCAATGGCCTCATGCTGCAGACCGGCATTGTCACCAAGGAAGGCATCTACAACCTGGTCAAGGACATCATTACCAGCCAGGGCCAGGACCCCCACAAGTACATTAACCCACCCAGCGCCGACAGCGACAAGGCTCGCCTCACGGCGGAGGATGCCCTGGCGAACATCCTAGTGGCAGGCATGATGCCGGATGGGGTGCCTCAAGAGGGCACGCAAGTCCATATGCAGAAGCTCCAGAAACTCCTGCAAAGCGTGAACAACCCCCCGCCCAACCAAGCTGAGATGCAGATGGTCCAAGCCTACATGCAGACCCTGCAGCAACGCCTCATGGAGGAGCAGCAGCTGGCCATGCAAGCCCAGCAGTTCGCTGCCTTACAAGTAGGCGGTGGAGGGGGTGGCGCTGCAGGGGGTGGCGGGCAGCAAGAGCAGCAACAATTTGGGCCTAATCAGGTGCCCGACGAAATGGGGCTTGGTGTGCAAAACGGTGGAGGGGCCGCTGGCCAACAGTAATGAGCTTTGACGGGTTAGACACACTCCTGAAGATCCTATTTGGCCTCTCAATCGTCGGTGTCATCGCTTTGCTAGTAGGGGTGCCCTACGGCATTTACTGGCTGCTAGGGCATGTGAGGTTCATGTAATGCCACTTGATTTAGCACAAGTGCCCACAGACGACCTGCTGGAGGCTCTACACAAGCGATACCCCAACCTGCTCATTGCGGGGTGTAACGCCGAGTTTATCAAGGAACATGTTGCGGACATCTTCTACATCCAAGGCAATGTGCTCATAAACCTGGGGTTGTGGGACCTGATGCACCAGACCTTGTTGACAGGGTTTGCGGATAGCGTTGAGCCAGGGAAGCACGATGCCCCGTGAATTAGAAGCAGAAGTGTACTGCCCCCGCTGTAAGCACCTGTACGGCACCATCTTCCGCGTACAAGTCAACCAAGGGCATTGGACGCACGAGACGCACCCTGGCACCATCCCGAAATACTGTGGCATCTGCGAGTGCCCCACCGAACGGAAAGACTATGCCTAACCCACCTGTCACTCCATTGCGTAAGCGATTGGCAGATATTGACCGTTCCGTGTCCCATGCCCCCACGACCCGTCAACTCAGCATTGCCGTCCACGCCATCCTTAAACTGCTGGATGATATGGAACTGAGCCGAATCCAGAACTTTACCGACAGTATTGCGGAGGTTCCTAATGCCACCGAATAGGCATGAATTTGAGAAGCTCATGACGCTCAAGGCCGAGCAAGGCAAGAAGCTGCATGAGGCCCACCTTTCCCTGGTCAAGCAAGCCGCCCTCAAGGTGGACTATGTGACCAAGCATGAGCACTGGGACTATTATCTCAGCCTGTTGCAGCCCAAGCTGGACCAGGCCCGTAGTGAGGAATTGCAATGGCTGGCCAACAGTGCTGAGGCCAATGAAGCCAGAGACTGGCACATCGCCCAGCGCAACTATTTCAGCTGGAAGTCCCGCCGAGAGACCCTGGAAGAGGCCATGGAACTTCCAGGCAAACTCCTGGCTGCTAGCCAGGCAAACGATGCACAACCCGCATAAGCGGCGGTGTCACCCCCACCATAAACGGGGTGCGGTACCTACACCATAACGGAGGAGCGCATGGCCGATGAAGTTCAACAAGTCAGCACCCAGCCAGAGAGTCAAGTTGCCGAGCCTCTCAGTCAGGAAGGTGAGCACATCGGGACAGATCCCGTTGACGCGCAAACCACTCAAGATGAAGGGCAAGGCAGCGAAGGCCACCCCCTTGAGCCCCAAGGCGAGCGGTTCAAGCAAGTCTGGGCCAGGGCAAAGGAAGCGGAGCGCAAAGCTGAAGCTGCAGCCTTAGAGGCCCAGCGTGAACGTGAAGCACGCATCCGGCTGGAGGAGCGGGCGAAGGTCAAGGAAGAGGCCGCTGAAGTTCCTGAGAAGGAGTACACGTGGGGGGACCTGCGTGGCCTCATCGCAGAGGGCAAGCTCACCTTAGACCAGGCGATTGAGTACCGTGAGACCGTCATTGAGAAGCGAGCCGAGAAGAAGGCGGAAGCCAAGATCAATGGCTATCTCAAGCTCAATACCCGTGAAGCCACCATCGACGAGACGCTATCCCGGTACAGAAAGGCCAACCCGAACCTTGTGAAGGACGGCACCCCCGAGCGCGAGAAGCTGGTACAGGAATACAAGTACCATGTGGAAGTCCTTGGGATGCCCGCCACACGAGCCACGGAGTTAGCCGCTGCCCGAGCCGCGTTCGGTGATGTGGAGGCACTGGAAAGCCAAGCCAAGCTGAAGGCGAAACCTGTTGAACGAGAGGCCTTTATGGAAACGACCACCAATGCGAAGCCAGCCCCCAAAACCAAGGACCCTGTTGCTGGCCTCAATGAACAGCAAAAGGAGTTCTACACCAAGCTCATCAAGGCGGGTCGATTCGGCTCCTACCGCCCCCACGTGGGTATTACGAATGACCACTGGGAAGGCGTCCGCAAGGAACTCACCTGGACGAGGAAGGCATGAACCACACAATTCTCATCCCCAAGAAAGGGTGGACCGTGTGGGACGTGCTCAAAGGCATGCAGGATACCGGCTGGAAGCATGGGCGCAGTGCCAAGGCCTATGTGGCTGGGGACCTGGTAGGGGCACAGAAAACCATCCTCCTCTGCAGTGGGTGTAAGCATGGCTTCGATTGGAAGAAACACGGGTATTACAACGTCGCACATTACGAGCAGATCCTCGCCAGTGGCACCTGCGACGTGTGCAAGGAACAAAGCCCCCGCTTAGAACTGCTGTTGCATGAGGCAACCAGGGGTGGGTGCTGGTCCACACAAGACGAACAGAAAGCCCTTCGCAAGAAGGCTATCAGCGTCGGCTACTAAGGAGACAGTATGGCAAAAGCAGTTGGTGATTACTCCCAGGGCACGTACAGCCCGATTGTGCGGAAGTTTATGATTGGGGCCTCTATTGCCCGCCCTGGCATCCTGGCGATGGCACCGGCGGCTGGCAATGCGGGGATTATCCCTTGCACGACCACGACTGTGACCAACACGGTGGGTCTTGCCTGTGACAGCGGCACCTACACCACGACCCAGACTTCCACGGGCACGGCAGCCTTCGTGAGCTGCATTGTGAACCCGCATCTGGTCATTGAGTACCGCATGAGCGGCGGGGCCACGGCGGGTACGTCCCTGTCCAACCAGGATGAAACCACGGGCTCCGCAGGAGGCACGGTGGTGACGACTGGGGCGGAATGGTCATCCCCCACGTTCGATGAAGGTGTGGTCTGGGCCAACCAGGGTGGCGTCAATGCCAACCAGGGCCAGTACCGCAAAGTCACGTCCGTCTCTAGCACCGCAGGAACTGTGACGGTGCCGCTTGACCGAGCTATTGCTGTGGGCGATGACTTCTTACGAGCGCCCTACTGGATCTTGGACCCGACTGCCAAGACCATTCAGTTTACGTCCGACCTGGCAGAGGCGAATGCCGCCATTGCCGTGGGTACGGGCGGTGCAATGGCTGTGGTGGGCTTCCGGCTCAATGGCGTGGCTGATAGCTACGTATTGGCCTGCAGCAACGACCATGCCCTCAACATTGCGACCCTCTAATTCATTCACCCTTGGCTAGGTAATCACAGTAGGGTCAGCCCCTCCCTGGTAGCCCTGAACCAGGCCAGCCTAACAAGGAGTTCCTCACATGGCCGTTCCAATGATTTCCACGGGCTTTGGCGATTTAGTTGATCGCAGAATTACCAAGATTTTCTACGATGAGTACGACCAGCTTCCTGATGTGGTACCCATCTTGTTTGGCATGGATAACTCCAGTGACCAGTACGAGACGGTCAGCGCGGTGGGAGCCCTGCAGGACTTCTCCCAGTTCACGGGACAAGTCCAATATCAGGACCAGAACCAAGGCTACGATGTGACGGCCACGCATATTGAGTTCGCGTCTGGTATCCAGATTGAGCGAGCCCTGTATGACGATGACCGCCACGGCATCTGGGAGTCCCGTCCGGTGGACTTGGCCCAGGCTGCGAACCGCACCCGCCAAAAGCATGCGGCCCGCATCTTCGTCAATGCGTCCTCGGTGGACACGTTCTTCTACCGCAACTCAGAGAACGTGGCCTTGGTGTCGGATAGCCACACCACGACCTCTGGCGCGTCCACGGCGGCAGGCTTTGACAACATGGCGACCACGGCCTTCTCGGCAGCTGCGCTTCTCGCGGCGGTCATCCAGGCTAAAGGGTTCCGCGATGACCAGGCCAACCGCATCAGCGTCAACATGGACGAGCTGTGGATTCCGGTGGACCTCTACGGCACGGCCTTTGAGGTCATTGAATCCTTCGGCAAGACGGCGGGTGCCAATAACGAGCGCAACGTCCACTACGGTGGATACAAGATCATGCCGTCCGAAGGCGGCTGGAACTATATGTCGGATGCGACCGACTGGTTCCTGTGTGACAGTAAGGGCCGCAAGAAGAACCTCACCTGGTTTGACCGGGTGCCGTTGGAGTTCGCACAGGCGGAAGACATCGACACGCTGGTGGCCAAGTGGCGGGCGTACATGCGGTACAGCTACATGCACCGCGATTGGCGCTGGATGATGGGCAGTATCGTAACTGGCTAGTGTTTCTCGGGGGGCCGACAAGGCCCCCCACCCCACAAGGAGTACGCATGGCGAACGCAGAATACAGTGACAATCCAGACATGAAGTACAAGGTGAAGGGGAAGCATGGCATCGCCCGCCAAACTCTCTTCCCCAAGGCCAGTGTCAGCAAGGGGAAGGATAAGTTCCCCGGTATCCCCGTCAAGAAGGGGTACAAGTTCATGAAGAAGGGCGTGTAGTTCACATTCACCGCAAGGTGCGGGTTCTAGCCCATAACCTAGAAGGAGACACATGGATATTCTGGTCAAGGAAACACCGAAGCTGCCCCATGCCACTAACAAGGTCCTCTTGCGCCCGCACCAGATGGTGCAGCATGAGGAGGACATCCGCCAGTGCGAGGCCGACCTGGCCAATGCCGGGGTGAAGATGAAGGGCATTGTGCGCCAGCGCAAGAAAGCCCTGGAGAAGCAGTACCTGGAGCAGGCCCCCCAGCCAATCACCGATGGGGCACTCCGCGACAAAATGGCGAAGCGCATTAACGCCCTGGAGGAACAGATCAAGGTCGGCCTTCCCACCGCAGAGGAGATGCGAAAGGCCACGAACATCACCGTAGAGCAGCACCGCAAGTGGGAGCGTCTCAACAAGCCCAAGATCAAGGAATGGCGGAACCTCCTTCGCCAGCTCAATACCGACACCAGCGACCCTGATACGCATGACCGCTCCCTTGGGGACATTGAGCGCCTCCGTCCCATGTCAGCCCAGGACCGCCTCCGTACCGATGGCTTTATCACTGGCAAGATGTCTTACGGCTCTGTCCCGCAGGAGAACTGGGACGCCATCTTTGAGGAACCTCAGAATACCGCCCTCAAGCAGGCCGAGCGTGCCCAGGAAGCGGCCAAGCCTGTGAAGCGTGAGTTGACCCCCGAACAGAAAGAGAAGCGGCGGGAGATCATGGCGAAGGCCAGAGCTGCCCGCACCAAGAAGACCGCTGCGCCTGATGTCCAGGGCAGTGAACCCGAGCAGGCCGTTCCTGCCGAGGAAGTGAACTAACTATGGCATTCCCTTTTCTCAGCGAATACAACGTGGAACAGGGCGATAAGGGGCACTTCGACAGTGAGAGTGACAGTGCCAGCCGCTTGGACTTCGCCCATTACAGCACCCTTGCGCAGACCCCTGGCCTGGCCATGCCCTGGCGTGGAGCGTATGCCATGCGTGTCAACCTGGCGACCAGTACGACCGATGCGTACCTGGAAGAGACGGGCAGCTGGGACCTCAGCGCCGATGGCACCATCTACTTCCGCTTCATGCTGTGGATCAGCCCAGACATCGCGATGGCGAACAATGACCAGTTCTACGTCCTGAAGCTGCAAAGCACAGGCCCCGTAGACGAAGTGGTTGCTGGTCTTATCTATACCACTGCCGCAGGGCTCAAGTTTGGGGTGGGTGAAACAGGTATTACCAGCTCGCTTCCCATCGAGAAAGGGAAATGGAATTGCATTGAAGTGACCGCCAACATTGATGCGGGTGGGGGCAATGACGGTACGATTGATTACTGGGTGAACGGGGCGGCTGGCACACAGGTCGCCTCCCTCGACCAAGCGGCCATTGTCCAGGGACGATTTGGTGTCATGGGGCAGGATGCAGGCACCACGTCTGGCACTCTCCTATTTGATGCCCTGGTAGCGGACGATGCCCGTGTGTATGGCCCTTCTGTTGGCGACGGTCGTTGGCCTGAAAGCATGTTCGTGACTGCCAGCCAGCATATCTGGGTGGGGCATGGGGTACTGGAGAATGTGCAGCTCGTCACCGGCTTCACCGACAACACCCTGGAAGTGTACGACACCGACACCGGCAACACCAACGACATCAGCAAGCGGCGTGTCTACCTGACGACCAGCACGCAAGGTGAAGTCGTGGACCCTGCGGGTATGCCGGTGACGCTCACCCGTGGCTGCTACGTCAAGCTCAGTGGCACGGCTGGTTCTACCGGCCCTTTCGCCACCGTCAAGGTTGGGAAGGCCGTGGGCTGGGGCAGTGATGGGGCGATTCGTACCTACGGGAACCGTCGTAAACAACTCATTGGTAACGTGTAAGGAGACCTCATGGCAAAGATTATGGCATTACCTCCCATCCCAGGCGTGAGGGACCTCCAAACACTCAT